AATTATTGGTCTAACAGAAGCAACATTATATTTTCGTAATTGAGATACGATACTTTGTTTTGTAGCATCTGTTAATGTAGAACCTGATGCTGCTTTAATCGCAATCTTTACTACACCATAAACAGGTGTTTCATCATCTTCGCCACCCCATGCTGAAACTGATTGAGCATTTGGATATAACTCCTGTACTAGTGTTTCATAGTCAGAAGTTGTAACTGCTCTATCTTGTCTTGCATATTGTAGTGGTGCGTTGTATCTAATTGATTCTTTTGTTTGTGCCTCTGCTCCACCTTGAGCACTTGAGTCTGTTGTAATTGTAACATTAGTAAATTCACCAACACTTCCTGATAATGTAAATGTAGAAGCACCATTTGCTTCAGCTTTATTAGAAACAATATATTCTAATATAACAATATTACCATCTAGTAAAGCTTGACCTATAATACCATCACCAAAATAAGTTTCAAACTTACCATCTTCACCTTCTTGTAAAAAATAAACTTTTGATGTGTCGTTTAAAGAAGTAAAACCTGAAGCTTGTGTCCAAGATGTAGTTGTTGTATCAGAAACTGAATTTTGAACTTGTACTTTTAAAGTGGAAGTATCAGCATTTACACTTGGTATAATAAATCTTTGGTCAACATCTGTACTATCAACTGTATATTTAAACGTAACTAAAGTACCTTCATAAACTGGAATATTTGAAAATTGGTAAACACCTGAACTTGGTGTAATTGTATGAGAAGCATTTGTAACAAATTGATAAGATGTTCCATCAACTGAAGTTGTGAAAGTTGTACCTTTAGCCATTGTAACAGAAGCGCCTGATGCATTGTTTAATAAAATATCAATTGATGCTGTTGGTGACTTTGGTGATGTTGGTGTGTAACCTAACATCTTTGCCAATGATACAATATTTTTTCTAATATCAGCACTATCCAAGTACATCTCATTTGCCAACATATTAGCATTAAAACCTAGGTAATGAGTATTGTAAGCAAGTACGTCTAATAGAACAGCAAAACCAGAACCTTCAAAGTCATAATCTTGGAACTCCGATTGATTTTGTAAAAATGTTTTTAGATTACTTTTTATACTATCAAAATCTAATTCCGATACTTCTAATTTATTACTTGCCATTTTATCTTAATCTTTCTAAAAATGTTTCAACTGTAATTGGATTACTAATTCCTATTACATAAAATTTAATTTCTAATTGGTATCTATTACCATCTATATCAGGTCTTGCTATAATTTGTGTTAATTTAATTCTTGGTTCAAAGTTATTTAAAACTTCTTCAACTTTTCTTTGTAAGTTAAGAGCAGTCAATGGGGTAACTGGTTCAAATAATAATGCTCTTACATTACCACCAATCTCTGGGTGGAATGGTCTTTCAAAGTGATTAGTCTGAATTAAATTTCTAACACTTCTTTTAACTGCTTGTACATCAGTCAATTTATTTACATCATTAGTTACAGTATTTCTACCGAAATCTAAATCCAAGTCTTTGTATATTCGACTTGCTCTTTTAGAATTGTTAGATACATTTTCTACACTATAACTAGGCATACCAATATTTATACACGATTAACCAGCGTTTACGTTAGAACTTCCAGTTAACATAATACCTGAATCTGCTGAATCTCCAAATCTTCCGACAGGTATACCTTGTATTCTTACCGTGGCAGAACCTCTATTAAGTTTTTGATTGGGGTGAGGAATACACTTAGGAGGTGGACTTGGATTAGTAATGGTATGTGGTGCTACAGGTGTTCCTACAACTGAAGCCAAAATACCATTTACTCTCACAGTAGATTGTAAAGGTATTAGTAATGTAGATATTGTATCACAACCGTGTCCTGTTGCCAAAATATCCCCAAATCTACTTACAGCTGGCATTATTTACCTTGACTATTGTAAACTTTAAATGATCTTTTTTTGCTTTTGTTCATTGAACTCTTTTTTACTTTATTACTTGTGCCTTGTGATGTCTTTTTAGGCAATCTTTCGTGTGGTACATAACCTTTTGATATTTTAGCCATTATCTACTACTTTGAGCGAGTTTTGCCGCTGCTTTCTTTTTTTCTATTATTATTGCCTGTCTAATTTTTCTACCTACTGGTATTTGAACAGAATCACTAATTTGTTTGCCTCTTTTACTAATATATTCAACGCCAATGACACTTTCTTTAAAATCACCTTGAACAGCTATGATAGCTTTCTTCAAACTCATTTTTTCAACTTCTTTTTCATCACCATTTTCGTTCCAAAACTTAAACTGTCTCATTTTACTCATTTTTTATGCTCCATTAAATAAATCTTCATTATTTGTTTGTTTTTTTTCTTCTTCATCATGTCTACAGTTTCCACAACACTTAATATCACCATTGCCATCGTAATTTTTCATACAATCGCCACCGCAGTGACAGTCATGTCCACAATTTAAACAATATTTTTCCATACTTCTATTTATATGAGTATTTACAGCGCACAATTGCGTGTTGTAGATTCGTTTCTGTTAAGTCGCCCCTATTTTTCAACGCCGAATCGCCAATTTCTTCATAATTTGGCGTAATTTTACACGATTTTATTGAACAAGAACAAACCATGAACAAAATAATTGAAAAACTGACTAATAGCAAGGGTTTTTTTACCATTTATTTTGCCTTTTAACCATTTTATTACTGTACTATTCTATTTATCCTGATATATTAGCTAGTATATGATAAACAAAAACATAAAAACAAATAATATGACGATAGTTAGAAATATCGCATATAAACAAATAGAAAAAATGAATAAGAATATCAAAGAAGTTATTGAAGTTGATAATACTCTATTAACTATGATTGATATTAATATGAAAAACGCTATTAACAAAATTATTAACGACTACAAATTAAAACAACATTTTGATTGGTTAGAAATCAAATAACAACAAGGGAGAAAACACTATGACTACACTATCTACTAAAGCAATGAGTGACATTGAGAAATACAACAAGTTGAGAGAACAAGAAATATTAGATTTAACTAACAAGTATAGATCAGATAAAAAAGAAACATCTGTTGTTAAAGGTATACCGATTGAACTATTAAGTAGATTTAAAACTTACATGAAAGTTATGAAAAAAAATGTTAGATTTAGATACAGAGGTATTACTACAGATTTATATGACAGACCACAATCGTTTTGTCATTTAGCTGGTGCAACAAGTTTCGCAATATATAAAAAATAACAAAAGGAGAAAACACTATGAAAAAACAAAAAAACAAAATGAAAACAGTATATGAATATATGACAGTATTCTTCGCAATACTCGGTACTCTCGCTATGGTAGCAGCAGTTGGTTCGTTAGAAACAAATCAATACTTGTTATTTGCTGCGGCAGTGAGTACAGGTTTTGCTAGTTTTATAATGTCATTATTTTCACAACAATTATATTCGGAGGCAAAGTAATGATTAAAGAAATGAACACTTTTAATAATAAATTATTTTCAATGAGTATTGAAGATTTAAACAACACTAAAGACTTAATTGCTGATATTATTAAGAATAAAGTTAAGTCTGTAATGAAAGTTGGTATGAAAGTTAATGTGGTACAGAAAACTAAAAAGACACCAGGTGTGATTACAAAAATCATGCAATCAAAATGTTTAGTTGATTTATCTGGTAGAGTATACAGAGTACCTATGTCAATGTTGGAGGTTGCGTAATGATTACAGTTACAGATAAATCAGAAACACTATTAGCTGGTATCGGTAAAATGATTGACGCAATGGTACTAGATTATAGTAAAGGCAATACTAATGAAAGAATGTTTAATGAATACAAAGATGGTTTTAAAACTATTGTTGGTCAGAAGTTTATTAAAGTAACTAATAACAATAGTGTAAAAGCTTTTATCGTTAAACAAGATGAGGGTAGGTTTAAAATGGGTGATATACTTAAAGCTTCTAGTTGGAGAGCTCCAGCAAAAAATCGTGCTAGAGGTAATGTACTAGAAGCTGGGTATTCTATTCAATGGACAGGACCACTATATTTGAGAGGATACAATTAAAATGAAAAAAGGTAAATGTACAGTATGTAAAAAAGTATTCATATTAAAGAAAGATGAATCACTTATAGGTAAACTAGGAATAATACCTGTTGATCTATGTAAGACACATTTAAAAAAAGTTTTATCTTATGATGAAATTGACTTAAATGATACAAGGGTATAATGGACAAATATCTTAAATGGATAGCAACTGGTTTCCTAATGATAGGCGCTGGTGCTAATTCTGTGGGTATGTATCCACTAGGACCAATCGCTACTTTAACCGGCGGGTTATGTTGGTTAGTAGTTTCAATTATGTGGCGTGAAGCCGCACTCATCACAACCAATGTTGTGTTATCATCTATTACTGTTATAGGATTAGCAGTAACA